TCACCACCGGATCCACCACCTGTCCCGCGAGCAAGGTCTACTTGCGGGCTGCGGTGCGATCGGTGCCGACTCGAACCTTCACCATCTCCCTTACCGGGCTGGTGCGCATCGGCATCTTCCTCCTCGAGGAGGAGATCACCGAGCTGCAAGATCCTGATCTGCGCGATCCCGCCGCCGGCACCCGGAACTACACCGAGCCTGGCGCTGGCCGCCTTCGCGTCACCCCCACCTGGGGCCACAGCGGCGAGTCCCTCGCGGGCGAGTTCTACCCCGTTTACGTGGTGATTGACGGCTCGATGCTGAACCAGCAAGGGGCAGCAGGCGACAGCGCGTTCATGGAGGCCCTGGCCCGGTACGACCGGGAGAGCAACGGCAACTACATCGTCGATGGGCTGAGCGTCCGCCCGGCTGGCTACTCCCTCGGCGTCAACACCCTCAGCATCCGCGAGGGCGTTGGCAACATCTTCGGCCACAAGGTCGACAAGCCCACCGCGAGCCGCCTCACCTACAACGAGGATCCGGACCTGGATGTGGTGACCTCTGAGCCTGACGTGTTCACCGGCACCACTGGCGGCACCGCGACGGTGCAGCTGAATCGCTTCCCGCTTGATGCCGTGCTGGCCGTGGTGATCACCCGGCAGAAGACCGTGACGCTCACCCGTGGCGGCTTCTCAGGTGGCCAGGACACGCTGCCTGATGTGTCGGTGCTGTCGATCATCAGCCTCACTCAGGGAGGCACCACCTACCAGAGCCCACGGGACTTCTTCCTGAATGGCGACAAGGTGGACTGGAGCCCCACCGGCGGTGGGGCGATCGAGCCCGCTCCTGGTTCCAGCTACTCGATCACCTACCAATACCTGGGCGCGGTGACGCCGGATGCGATCAACCTGCAGACCGGCGTGGTGACGATCACCGGTGCGGTGAACGACAGCCTGGTGCTGACCGATTACCGGTGGAAGCTGCCCCGCTACGACCGCCTCTGCATCGACCGCGACGGGGCGTTTGCCCGGGTGAAGGGCATCAGCTCCCGGTTTAACCCGCTGCCGCCGGCCGTGCCCAGCAACCTGCTCAGCCTGGCCACTCTCTACTGGAACTGGGGAGCAGCGCCAACAATCGCCAACGACGGCATCCGGGCGATCCCCTTCGACCAGCTGGAGCGGATGCGGTCGTTGATCGTCGACCTGTTTGACCTGGTGGCACAGGAGCGGCTGCGGAACGACATCAGCAGCCGCGAGCCCAGCAGCAAGCGCGGTGTGTTCGTCGATCCGTTCCTCGATGACGACCTGCGGGACCAAGGCATCACGCAGACCGCTGCGGTGGTGAACGGCACGCTGCAATTGCCGATCGCGCTCACCGCCTACCAGGCCCCAACGAACAACGCTCAGGACTGGATGCTCCCCTACACCGAGGAGATCATTCTGCAGCAGACGCAGCAGACGGGCAGCAGCGCGATCAACCCGTACCAAGCATTTGATCCGATCCCGGCTGCCATCACCCTCACCCCAGCGGTGGATCGTTTCACGCTGATCGACACCATCTGGACGTCGCCGATCACCGAGCAGATTGGCACCTGGCTGGGTGCGACCGGAACGTTCTCGATTCAGAGCGTCATCAGCACCACCAGGACGGAGCTGCTGAGCGAGAGCCAACGGCCGGCACAGTCCCTGAGACCCATCACCATCAACTTCACCCTGGAGGGCTTCGATTCCGGTGAGACGCTCACCGAGGTGAAGTTCGACGGGATCAACGTCACCCCTGCCTGACCATGCCCCTCACAGCCAACGGATCTGGACAGATCACGGGTTCGTTCACGATCCCGGCCAACGTGCCAGTCGGCACCAAGCGCGTCACATTTCTGGGCAACCAGGGATCCTTTGGCGCAGCGCGGTTCATCGGCGCTGGCACGATCGTCAGCCGCACCCAGCGGCAGCTCACCACGATCGAGACGCGGTTCTGGGATCCGCTGGCGCAGACCTTCCGCCTCGATCAATCCCGGCACGTCACCGGCGTCGACTTCAAGTTCACCGCGAAGGGCAGCAGCAGCAACAAGGTCTACTTGGAGATCCGGGAGACAGAGCTTGGCCTGCCGAACGCGACCACCCTGGCGGAGGGTGTGCTGCAGGGCGGCGCTATCACGGTGGGGGCTTGGAACAAGATCAGCCTCACCCGGCCGGTCTACCTGCAAGCAGGAGTCGAGTACGCCATGGTGCTGCTTACCGATGACCCCACCCATGCAGTGGGTCTGGCAGAGCTGGGTAAGTTCGATTCGGTGGCCAATGCGTTCGTCACCAGCCAGCCGTACACGATCGGCACGATGCTGAAGAGCAGCAACGCCAGCGCCTGGACGCCGGTGCAGGAGTCGGACCTCACCTTCCGCATGTACGGGGCCCTGTTCAGCAGCAACAGCCGCACCGTCCCCCTGGGCCAGCTGAAGGCCGGCACGGTCACGATCACCAGGAGCGGCACCACCGCGACGGCCACGTGGGTCGGCGGCGCCAATCCCTTCGTTACCGGGCAGAAGGTGGTTCATAGCGGCGCCACCCAGAGCGAGTACAACGGCGCAGTCACGATCACCTCAACTGGGGCCAACACCTACACGTTCACCGTGAGCGGCAGCCCGGCGACGCCTGCCACGGGGACGATCCTCGCGGCCGTGGGCGACACCACCGACCTGGTGGCCCTTGCTGGGGTCGAACGGGTCAGCAGCGCCACCGATGTGCAGTTCGTCTTCACCAAGCCGGACGGCGGCCAGATCCGTGGCTCGGACAACGCCCGCATCCAGCTGGCGGAAGACATCAACGTGCCGCTCACTCTCTCGGCGGTGCTGAGCGGCACCACGACCGAAAGCCCGCTGTTGTTTGCCGGCACCCAGGCGGTGCTCGGCAACCTAGGCGAGACCGGCACCTACGTGTCCCGGGCGATTCCCTGCGCGGCCAACGCAAAGGTGAGCTGCACCTTCGAGTCGCTGCTGCCCGCGGCATCGAGCGTGACGGTGGAGTTCCAGAAGTCGGACGGCACCTGGCAGTCCGTCAGCCAGACCAGCAGCACGGCGGTGGGCGACGGTTGGACCGAGCATGTCTTCACCGTGGCGAGCTTCACCGCCGGCGGCAGCACGACCCGCGTGCGGCTCAGCCTCACCGGCACCGCTGCGGCCCGGCCGCAGATCCGGCAGCTCCGTCTCGTGGTGATCTGATCCCATGCCCATCAACGACCTCACAGCCACGCAGGGCTTCCAGAAGCCCAACGCAGCGAACCTGCTGAGCGAAGACGTGGGAAGGCTGCGCGCGGCGCTCGATGCGCTGGACGCAGAGATCAACGCGCTGGAGACGCAGAAGGCGGCGCTGGCCAGCCCTACGTTCACAGGCACCCCTGCGGCGCCGACAGCGGCGCCCGACACCAACACCGCGCAGATTGCCACCACGGCCTTCGTGCTGGGCCAAAAGGGCACCGCCACCCCGCTGATGGACGGGGCGGCCGCGGCGGGCGACTCGCGGCGGTTTGCCCCGGAGAATCACTGCCACCCGACCGACACCAGCCGTGCTGCGCTTGCAAGCCCCACCTTCAGCGGCACGCCGGCGGGCCCGACCGCACCTGTGGACACCAACACCCAGCAGTTGGCGACGACCGCCTTCGTGGTCGGACAGGGCTATCTGAAAGCCGACGCCGCGAGTGGCACCTATGCGCCGCTTGCTTCGCCGACCTTCACCGGCAACGTCACCCTGCAAGGGGCGGCTTACAGCAGCAGCATCAGCAGCACCGCGACCGGATGGTTTGGCTTGCCGTCAGGCAGCACCGCTCAGCGTGGCTCGCCCACTGGCCCAAGCCTCAGGTTCAACACCTCCTTCAGCAAGTTCGAGGCCTTTAGCGGCACCGATTGGACTTTTCTGGGGCAGGGAGCAGCAGGCGGCGGCGGTGACCAGATCTTTCAGGAGAACGGCCAGGTCGTCACGCAGAATTACACCATCGCCAGCGGGCGAAACGCCGTAAGTGCTGGCCCGATTATAGTGAACGCGGGGGTGAACGTGACCATCTCTGCCGGGTCAACGTGGGTGATCGTCTGATGGCTCTTCGACTGCAAGGCAACGGCGAGATCGCGGGCCTCGACCTGAGGTTCCAAACACCGGATGGCGTGGAGCAGTCGCGGCTGCGAGGTGAAATCATCGAGCGCGAAGTGGTTTCGGGTCTCACGGTGGAAGAGAAGCTGGCGAGGATCGGTCTGACCCTGGCGCAACTGCGCGAAGCCCTGGAGGCGACACCATGAGCCTGCGACTCAACGGTTCAACCAGCGGGTTTGTGGAGCTCGATGCCCCGCCCGTCGGAGACGGTCAGCGCTACCAGGTGCCGGATGATCTGGGTATCCCGGCTGGTGCGGTGTTGCCGTTTGCGGGAAGCGTGGCGCCGGCCGGCTGGCTGAAGGCCAATGGCCAAGCGATCAGCCGGGCAGGGTATCCGAAGCTGTGGGCCTGGGCTCAGGTGTCCGGCAACCTGGCTGCCACCGAAGCGGCAAAGCAAGCCGGCCAATTCGGGCCTGGCAATGGTTCTTCGACTTTTACATTGCCGGATCTGCGAGGAGAGTTCATTCGAGGTTTGGACGATGGCAGAGGTATTGACTCGGGCCGAGGCGCTGGTACCGGACAGGCATCTTCCCTTGAAGCGCACACTCATCCAATTGCACCATCAGTTTCTTCTCCCGGATCAGGTACCACTCCTGGCCTGGCGTCTGGGTACTTTGTGGGAAATCAAAACACGGGATCTACGGGTGGAACGGAGACTCGCCCCCGCAACGTGGCATATCTTATTTGCATTAAGTCCTGAACCATGAGCAGCCTCCGCGTCCAGCAGCTGCAGCACCCCAGCGCATCCACCCCGGCATTGGCCCTGGCGAACGACGGGACCGCTGCTGCGCAGCTCAGCGCCATCAACGGCGGGCCGCTCGCCGGTTTCCGCAACGCCATCATCAACGGCAACTTTGACATCTGGCAGCGCGGCACCAGCTTCAGTGCATCGGTCTACGCTGCCGACCGCTGGCGGAATGAATACCTGGGCAGCAGCGCGGCGATGAGCCGCCAGCCCTTCACCCTGGGCCAGGGCAACGTTCCCGGTGAGCCGCCGTTCTTCAGCCGCACCGTCGTCACCTCCGTGGCCGGAGCCAGCAATTACTCGATCTTGCTGCAGCGAATCGAAGGCGTGCGCACCTTTGCCGGCCAGACGGTCACCATCAGCTTCTGGGCGAAAGCCGACGCCAGCCGCCCGATCGCGGTGGAGCTGTTGCAGTGGTTTGGCACCGGCGGCTCGCCCAGCTTCATGGTGTCTGGGATCGGCGCAACCAAGGTTGCGATTGGCACCACCTGGCAGCAGATCAGCCTCCCGGTCACTGTGCCCTCCATCAGCGGCAAGACGCTCGGCACCGCCGGCGATGACTACCTGGCGCTCTACATCTGGTTCGACGGCGGCAGTAGCCACAACGCTCGCAACGCCACCCTGGGCCAGCAGTCGGGCACGTTCGACATTGCCCGGGTGCAGGTAGAACCCGGCGGGTTCCGCACACCGTTCGAGCTGCGGCCGCTTGCAACCGAACTGGCCCTGTGCCAGCGCTACTACGAGAAGTCCTACGACCTTGACACCATCCCCGGCACTGCCACCGACACCGGCCTGGTGGGCGGGCAGTGCATCTACTACTTATCGACCACTGCTTACGCGCCCCCTGCGCCGGCGGTGGCTTATCGCGTCACGAAGCGCGGCACCCCGCAGCTCACCTTCTGGAACCGTTCGGGCACCGCCAACCAGTACAGCCAGTACTACAACGGAGTGTGGGCGAACCAGGCCACCGTGCCTGTCGTGCTCTCCAACAGCACGAACGGGCTCCTGGTCTACCCCAACGCCTACGTCGCCAGCATGCTCTTCCACTTTGCTGCTGACGCAGAGCTGGTCTGATGCCCGGCAATTTTCTCCATGACCAACAAGGTGGCGTTGGCGCGTCGTCGCAGCAGTGGGTGCTGATGGCTTCAGCCTAGAATCAATCCGACAGGAGGCTCCTCCACAATGCCAACTAACTTCCTCCACGGCGTGGAGGCACTTCAGATCGACACTGGCGCACGACCCATCACGACGGTTCGATCCTCCGTGATCGGTGTGATCGGCACCGCTCCCGATGCTGATGCTGCTGCGTTCCCTCTCAACACTCCGGTGTTGATCGTCAGTAAGACCGAGTACGCCAGCCTCGGCGACGCCGGCACCCTGAAGCAGTCACTGGATCTGATCTACGCCCAGGCCGGTGCGGTCGTCGTGATGATCCGCGTCGCCGCTGGCGCTGGCGACGAGGCCACCATCACCAACGTGGTGGGCGGCACCAACGCTGGAACCGGAGCCTACGAAGGGGTCTACGGATTCCTGGCATCGGAAAACGCCGTTGGCTTTGCGCCCAAGGTGCTGATAGCTCCGGGCTTCAGCCATCAGCGGCACGCCAACGGCATTCTCACCATCCCCGTCACCACTCAGGGCAGCGGCTACGTCACCCCCCCGCCCGTGACCATCGGCGCCCCTGCCAGCGGCGGTGTGCAGGCCACGGCCACCGCCGTGCTCGGCACCGGGGCCAACGCCGGCAAGGTGCTGAGCATTCGGATTGACAACCCCGGCACCAACTACACCGGCACGGTCACCGTCACGATTGGATCTCCGCCTTCTGGTGGTGTCCAAGCGGTGGCCGGCACCGCCACCAAGGGCACCGTTCGTAACCGAGTCGTCTCCGAGCTGCTCAGCATCGCGGATCGCCTCCGGGCCGTGATCATTGCCGACGGGCCCAACACCACCGACGACGCCGCGATCCAAGCCGCCGATGACTTCGGCTCCCGCCGGGTCTACCTCGTCGATCCCTGGGTCGTGGTCGGTGGCGTCACCATGCCCGGCTCGCCTGCTGCAGCCGGGATCATCAACCGCACCGACAACGAGCTGGGCTTCTGGTGGTCACCCTCCAACAAGGAGGTCTACGGCATCGAGGCCACCAGCCGCGCCATCGACTTCGCTTTGGGTGACGCCAACTCCCGCGCCAACCTGCTCAACGAGCAGAACGTCGCCACCATCATTCGTGAGGGCGGCTTCCGCCTTTGGGGCAACCGCACCCTCTCGATCGATCCGCTCTACTCGTTCCTCTCGGTGGTGCGCACGGCGGACATGATCAACGAGTCGATCCTCCGTGGCCACCTCTGGGCCGTGGATCGCTGCATCACCGCCACCTACCTCGAGGAGGTGATGGAGTCGGTGCGGCAGTACCTGCGCACCCTCAAGGCCCGTGGTGCCATCTTAGGCGGTGACGTCTGGGTGGATCCCGAGCAGAACACCCCCACATCCATCGCCAATGGGCAGGTGGTATTCGACTTCGAGTTCACGCCTCCCTATCCGGCCGAGCGCGTCACGTTCCGCAGCCACCTGGTCAACACCTACGTGGTCGACCTGTTCGCTGCGCTCCCTGCCGCCTGATCAACACCCGCCCAACCGAGGACTGACCCATGATCCCAAGGATCCTCAAGAACTTCTCCCTGTTCGTCGACGGTCGAGGCCTCGCTGGCACCATCGACACCCTCACCCTGCCCACTCTCACCACCAAGGTCGAGGAGGTGCGCGCCGGCGGAATGGATGCCCCAATCGAGCACGACATGGGCATGGAGAAGCTGGAGGGCACCTTCAAGCTGCTGGAGTACAACCCTGACATCACCGCCCTCTACGGCCTGGCTGGTGCGGACAAGCAGCTCACCGCCCGTGGCGCGATGCGCCGCGATGGTGAGGATGCGGTTCCGGTCGTGGTGAACATGACCGGCATGATCAAGCAGTTGGAGAAGGGCGACTGGAAGGCCGGCGACATGTCAAGCCCGACGTTTTCCTACAGCCTGCGGTACTACAAGCTCAGCATCGGCGGTCGCGAGATCATCGAGATCGACAAGGTGAACATGATCCGCAAGATTGATGGCGTGGATCAGCTCGCCACCATCCGCCAGGCGATTGGGGTTTGACGATGGCAGCCAAGCAGCAGCGCCCTGAGCAACGCGTGAAGGTGGTCTTCGACTTCCCGGAGACCGTCAGCGGCGTGGAAGTGGATCACGTGATCATGCGCCGGCCCAAGGTTGGTGATCGCGTCGCCGCTTCCAAGGCCTCCAGCAACGAGGGCGAGCAGACCGTTCACCTCGTCGCAAACCTGTGCGAGATCCTCTACGAGGACGTCCTCAACTTCGACGACATCAACTGGGGCAAGCTGGAGGCGCAGCTCCTGGCTTTCAGGGTGGCCAGGTCGTAGCAGTGGACGACCTTCGCCGGGCGGTCGTCATCCTGGCGAAGGCAACCGGCTGGGGCCTGGCCGAGATCATGGGCATGGATGACACCGATGACGACTTCTGGGCCTGGCTGGCATCCGCCCAGGGGGTTGAAAATGAGATCGCGGAGGCGATGAAGCCATGATCGGCGGCAGCGGGCCACAGAAGATCACCGTCGAAATCGGCGGCAAGATCGCGGCCAGCCTGGGCAACTCGATCAAGGCTGCGCAATTCCAGGTGTCGTCCTTCGGGCGGAACGTCACCCGCACGATGAGCGATGCGGCGATCGCTGGCCGCAAGGGCTTCAAGGGGATGTTCGACAGCGCGATGTGGCAGCAGGCCGCCATCGGCGCGACGGGCATCACGGTGGCGATCGGGGCCAGCATCCGCACAGCCGCCAGCTTCGAGGCGGTGCTGAGCGACATTGGCAAGACCGCGAACATTGGCGCAGTGGAGCTGAAGGGGCTGAGCACGGAGGTGCTGCGGCTCAGCAGCCGGAACCTCACCAACCTGGGGCCGGAGAAGCTGGCGCAGGGCATCCAGGATCTGGTGGCCCAGGGCCTGGAGCTGAAGGATGCCGTCGCATCGATGGAGGCGCTGGGCAAGGTGGCGACCGCCACCAACTCCGACCTGCTGGACGTCACCAAGACCGGCTTTCAGTTGCAGAACGCGCTGAAGATCCGGCCGACGGAGCTGAAGGCGACGTTTGATGCGCTCGCGTTCGCGGGCAAAGCGGGCGCGTTCGAGCTGAAGGACATGGCGCAGTTCATGCCCACCATCGCCGCCGCGGCCGGGACGCTCGGCATCCAGGGCCGGCAGGGTGCGGTGTCGCTGGCGAGCATGATGCAGATGGTGCGGAAGGATGCGCCGGATGCAGGCGCGGCAGCGACGCGCATGACCGACGCGATGCTGAAGATGACTGCACCAGATGCGGTGAAGAATTTCAGCAAGTTCGGCGTCAACATCGAGCAGGTGCTGAAGAACGCCAAGGAGAAGGGCATCAACCCGATGGAGGCGGCAGTGGCAGAGCTGCAGCGCGTCACCGGTGGCGACGTGTTCAAGCTCTCTCAGATCTTCGGGGACAAGGAAGCCAAGCTGGCCCTGATGTCGCTGATGAAGTACCGGCAGGAGTACGCGAAGCTGAAGGCTGAAGCCGGCGGGTCGGCCGCAGCCGGCACAGTGGAGAAGGACTTTCAGCGCAGCCTCGGAACATTCCAGGGGACGCTGACGAGCTTCCAGAACAGCGCCCAGCGGCTAGGCATCACCGTGGGCAATGCGCTACTGCCACCGCTCACCCGCATCGCGGAGGTCATCACCCCAGTGGTGGAGGGAATCGCCAACTGGGCGGCTGCCAACCCTGGCCTAATGACCGGGGTGGTGGCGATCGGCGGGGCACTTGCCGGCCTGGTGATCGCGCTGCCGGTGATTGCTGGGGTGGCCGCCGGCATCGGCGCCATCGGCACCGCCATCGGGGCCGCGGCGATCGCGTTCCCGGTGCTCGCTGGTCTCGGCACCGTGTTCGCGATGGTGATCCCTCCAATCGGTGCAGTGGCCGCCGCAATCGGTGGCGTCTCGGCCCTCGCCTATGTGGTGATCCGCAACTGGTCATCGATCCCTGGCATCTTCTCCCGCATCTGGCAGACGGTGGTGCAGGCCACGATCCGCACCGGCCAACAGATGCTCGCCGTGTTCTTCCCGATCCCTGCGCTGATCATCAACCTGTTCACCGGGGCCGGCATTGGCCAGCGGATCATCGGCAGCATCATCGATGGCCTGAAGGCCCGGGCCGGAGCCCTCTTCTCCTGGGTCGGCGGTGCCGTGCAGCGCATCGGCTCAATGGTCTCCGGAGGCGGCGGCGGCGGGGTCGCGCCTGCTGCTCCAGTCGCGGTCGGTCCAACTCCGCAGCCCCGCGCCCTCGGCGGTCGTGTCATCGCCGGCATGGACTACCTGGTGGGAGAGCGGCGGCCCGAGATCTTCCGCCCCGATCGCTCCGGCCACATCCTTCCTCGCATCTCTCAGCTGGCGCCGGCCGCCCAGCCTCGTGCAATGGTTGGGGGCAGCATCACCGCAGACGAGCAACGTACTAAGCGCCCATC